GATGAAACCGTGCGAGTAGCATATGATAGTGCAGGATCTTGTTTTGGAGGATCAGGGATTGTTTCTTGTATATATCGTAATCGTTCTGGTTTTAAGGTAAATGCAGAGCCACTTGCGTTGAACAATGATTCATTGGTTTGTAGATTGTCATCATTATATTGATAACGCATCGCAATCATTTGGCTCCCGGTTTCGCGCGCAGATATTGCACTAGGGTTTGGAGGATTCGTACCCTTATCTGGGATAACAACAGTCATGCATTTTTTGTTAAATTCAATTAATTCTTGTAAATCGGGTGAATATTGCACATCATAATAATGTAACACGCGCGCAAACATGGAGTTGCTAGTCATGTTGACATATTCATATAAATTTTTGCATTCCATAAATGCGGGGTTGGACTTATCCACGATAAGCAAAATTTTGTCTTTCAATTCTAGCAATGGAACTTCGCCGATGTTGTGGCGACTATTGTCATAACTATATTCATAACTATAATCTTTACCCAATAGTTTATTTACGATTGATTCTGAAGAAAAGATTGATGCTAAATTTTCATACATTTTTTGATTGGTGCTTTTAATGCGCAAATGAATTATCAATGGGTCGTGCGGGTTGGGGCAAGTTGCGTCCGAAAATGCATAGTTGATAATAACACTCATTACATCTGAAAACTTGACGGAATTAAAAGTTTCCTTAACATAATAACTATCGGATGTGGATGTTGCGACAACTGGGTTGTTATTAATCGAATAAATTTCAAAATCTAAGCAGCGAACACCTTGTTTAATGACGTCTTTTAACACGCCGGTGGAAACATAATCGTTTTTGTAATCTCCTCCACTGCAACAGTTATATGCCGTTTTAATATAATAATCGCGAAGGGAATATGCAAAATCTGAATTGTTTGAATTGACAGACGTTAATTGAGAGTTCACTTCTCCATAATTGTCGTCCACATCTTTTGACGGATTTTTGCTACGGTAGTAATAATACATGCGTACACCAATCGCAAAGACAATAATAACGGCGATAATAATGTTTACAATAACTCCACTACTAGTGTTTTTAAATGATGGAACATTTTTCATAAATCCTGAAGGAGAGGTTTCAACACTTGACATATATTTATTATATATAATGTAATACTTTTTTATTACGTAGTTTTATATTAAGCGGTTTTATATGATTTTTGAATTTATATTTGCGCAAACAAGTTTTCATTTTTCTTTTGAAAAATATTATTATGTATTATAATATATATACATGGATTACGCGAATATCCCACGTGATATGAATGCCCCCGGTATGCTTACCAAGTACAATTCTATGAGGCCATTAGCAGACCAATATTCACTTCCAGCAGATTTCCTAACGAGTGGCGCTTATGGCACTTATCACAATAATCCAACTCCTGCTGACATAGGGAAGCCTATGTATTATAGTAACGGCTTTTTCATTGGACATTTTCAGGGACTTGAGAATTATGCTGTCGGTCCTAGGGTAACTTATAGTAGAAATGAAGAAAAGTTACAAGATGCCTGGAACCCCCAAATGGCGTATGTTCAAAATGCACCACTTGTTGCTGATGGCGACGGCGGTGGAAGAAGTGTTGCTGGTGTTAGTCGCGGAGGGAAATCAAGAAGAAGGCATGCAAAGAAGACGCGAAGAGGGAAATCCAAGAGCAGAGGAAGAGGAAGAAAGTCAAGAAGACAAAGAAGAAGATAAATTACTCAATAAATCATTAAAATTAACTATATAAATATTTAAATATTTAATAATTCAAATCAAACCTGAACAATTAATGCAAAATCAAATTAATATAAACATAAAATTATACTATATTTATATTATATCATAATGCCAGGCGGTTTAATGAATTTGGTGTCACAAGGGCAACAAAATATTATATTAAATGGCAATCCCACAAAATCTTTTTTTAAATCAGTTTATGCAAAATACACCAATTTTGGATTGCAAAAATTTAGAGTAGATTTTGAAGGATCAAAAACGTTGCGTTTAACTGAGCCATCCACATTTACGTTTAAAGTTCCTCGCTATGCAGATCTATTAATGGACACATATTTATCCGTGTCTTTGCCAAATATTTGGAGTCCAATCATGCCGCCACAGCAAACGACTGGTGCTGAAAATGAAGGAGTATGGGTACCATATGAGTTTAAATGGATTGACAATTTGGGCGCAAAGATGATTTCAAAAATCACCATCACTTGTGGGAACCAAACGTTACAAGAGTTCTCGGGAGATTATTTGTTGGCGATGGTGCAGCGCGATTATAGTGCGGACAAATTGGCACTGTTCAACAAAATGATTGGGAATGTCGCTGAATTAAATGATCCTGGAAATTCTGGTGCGCGCGTGAATAGTTATCCAAACGCATATTTTACGAATGACCCTGCTGGAGTGGAACCATCCATCCGAGCGAGAACAATTTACGTGCCATTAAACGCATGGTTTAATTTAAAAAGTCAAATGGCATTTCCTTTAGTCGCGCTACAATATAATGAGTTATACATAAACGTTACTTTAAAGCCGATCAATCAATTGTTTCAAATTCGAGACGTGTTTGATAGCGCAAATAATTATCCATATGTTGCGCCAAATTTCAATATATTTTACATGCAATTTTATCGATTTCTACAGCCACCACCAGACATATCATTAAATTTGGATTCTTTCATAGACATACGAACATTGTGGAACATAGACATCAATTTGCAATGCACGTATTGTTTTCTATCAAACGAAGAGTCAAAATATTTTGCGACAAATGAGCAAAAATATTTGTTCAAGCAGGTGCATGAAACGATCTTTTATAATGTGACTGGATCAAATAAAGTGCAATTAGACTCGCTCGGAATGATTGCGAATTGGATGTTTTATTTCCAGCGAAGCGATGTGAATTTGCGCAATGAATGGAGCAATTATACCAATTGGCCATATAATTATCTTCCTGTTGATTTAAAACCCGCATCCCCTATTGGCGACTATCCGGTCACGAGATATCCTGGACCGGTCACAGTAAACATTGGGCCGGGTGTAAATGTGAATGGTAATCTAACTGGACTAATGGTTTCTGACACATATAGCATTCAAAATAATAAGGAAATATTAATAAATCTGGGGATATTGTTGGATGGATCTTATCGGGAAAATACGCAAGCGGAAGGAGTATATAATTTGATTGAGAAATACACGAGAACAAGTGGAAATGCTCCGGATGGGTTATATTGTTACAATTTCTGATTAAACACGTCGCCGTATGATTTACAACCATCAGGTGCGATTAATATGAGTAGATTCAATCAAATTGAGTTTGAGTTTGTGACAATCAGTCCGCCGTTGGATCCATTGGCCCAAACATTGTCAATATGTGATCCGCAAACGGGCGCAATTATTGGTGTGAATAAACCGACATGGCGCATTTATTTTTATAATTTTGATTTGCATGTGTTTGAAGAAAGAATCAATATGATCACGTTTGTTGGAGGTAATTGCGCGCTTCAATACGCGACTTAAACCACCATTATTTGTCTACACTTTAATTAAATATTTAATACACATTTAAATATTTAAATTAATAACACAATTATTATTTATTCTTCTGGTTCGTCCCCGTATGGGTTACCATCGAAATAATCTTCGCCGATGTTGCCCATTCCGTATTCTTCCTCATCAATTGCGCCCTCTCTCTCTTGTTCTTCCAAATAGTCATCCATGTATTGCTGTATATTCTGATCATTGACGTTGGCGTTTTGCATTAATTTGTTTTCTAATTTGCGATATTCTTCATTATTTCTACGAACATCATCATCATCTGCATTTTTATTATATTTGGTCAATCCTTTTTGTAACCCTTTGTTCCAGTCATTCAATTTATGTGTTTGCAATATTTTGTCAACTTGAAGGAGTTCTTTGGAATAGCCTTCAAATTTATCTGTAAACGTTTTCTTTTCTTTCAACTGGATTTTGAAGACGTTGTCCATGACAGACTCATATGTGAAATTCACTTTGTTTTTATGGTTCATCATGATATTTAAATAAGCGACAAGCAAATTTCCAACAGTGTCTTTTGCGTCTTTTATATCACCTGCATTCATTTGAGAAGTGTATTCATTATAGGTTTCATCCTCAATGGTTTGCATAGAATCATTAATCTCCCCACTATAAATGTCACTTAATGCGCCCGCGACTGGTCGTGCTCGCGGTTGTCTTCCTCCGCTTTCTGATACGGTGATATAAGTCATTAGTGTTTTCAAAAAATAATATTCAAACAAATTAAAACTGGTTGTTTTGTCAAAC